CGGGGCAAGCTGCGTCAGGACCACGGTCCATGTACTCCGACACTCACTACCTTAGTGGGGTCCGGCATGGCATCCGTGTCGCCCTCGACAGCGACTCTTAACCTTAACGACCCTGGTAGGTCGCTTACTGAAAGAGTAATTCCATCTAGATCACTCATATCGTCAGCACATTCAAAGAATGCTTGCATGATCGACGGATTGGAATACACCCGTCTGAACGCCTCATAATTCTCGACGCTGTTTTGCATGCTGCTGAACAATCGAAGCAACGAAATGCCGTCGGGACGGCGTTCGTGCCTCTCCGGGAAGACCAAGGATGCAATGACATCGTGCATATCCTTGTGCGGTTGTCCATTCTTCCACGAGTAACCGAGGTAATGAACTGGCGGGTTCGACTCTCCGAGTTCACCTGTTACGAGGCTCTTCTCGACGCTCAGGGTCAGCCCAAGTTCCGCCGCCACAGCACCCATTTCTGAGAGTGGAACGAAGGTGTTCAAACCGATGATCGCATCATCGCCCTGAATCTGGACCCTATCTGCCCCAACAGTACGTCCCATAACACGGATTAGGATGTAATTGAGAGCGATCAAGTTACAAAGTGAACCGATGATTGTGGTAAAAGCGCTACCACTCGGAATGCCCTTGTGAACCTGATAAATATCACCTGATGGGGTGATGAGACGAGAGTGAATGAAATCGCTCTTATAACGATCCCAAAGATCCAAATCAGCATCATCCATGTCCAAGTGACTCTTCGCAATACCGAAGGCGTCGTCTATCATCCGTGCTGGCAGCGAACTGTCAAATCCACTAAAATCAATGGAATACACGAATTTAAACCTGGACTTGAACTCCTCCACTAGCGCCGCTTTCTCGACCTGTCGAAGCCCAAAACTGAAAGGCCTCCGTCGTACCAGTCCCGCAAAGACCGGTTTCGAGAAACGCGTACCCACAATTGTCGTAGGCAACGACGCCATCCATACGAGCCTAGTCTTTGGACCAGCGCTCCCGCGCTGAACACGACGACCAGCCACGTAGGGGTCAAAGCCACGGTGTCCTTCAGAAATCTTTCGAGCCAAATCACTGGCGCGATCGAGAACATCACCGTTGCGAGTGAAATAAGGAGCCCCGCTGAAATGAGACTTATGAATTTCAGTCTCCACCACGCGAGCCAGGCTGTAAGGCTTTCGCCTTCCTTCCTGACAACCCGCAATGCCGAACGCTGCAGAAACTGCGTTTCGGTAGGCCATGGTTTCGAAGGGTCCGCGATCGACTTGTGAACTATTACTAGTTCCTCCAGAGGCCAATGCAGTTCCTGCGTTGCCAACGAGAGTGCCAGTACGCACACCTCGTTCGGGGTGATTTCCCTGCCCGCTTGAACGAACTTCGGTTCCATAGGATCCAAGAGATCCACCGATGTCGTATCTGAGGGCGCTGTGAACCTGGGGGGTTGGACGCTGTCCCATCCTGCAGGAGCAGATTCCGTACCCGGGAACGTTATGGTTGGTTTCCTGTCCGTTTGAGGCGGTATGAATTGGACAGCCAAATTTGGCGAGTCCTTTCTCCACCCATTCAGAGGAGGTGACACTACGGTTATCCCTTCCGTAGTCCAACCCAGTGAACTCGTCGGCCAAGCGACGTTCTAATCCGCGATCAACTGCGGGCTTGTCGACTTGTCTTCCAAGGTTAGAGAGTGCCCGTTTCCAATTTGGATTCGAGCTGCGATACTTACCGAGAAAAGTAATCCCGGCTCGCGACGCCAAAATCGGGTTATCCACCTGAATCTGGTCATTCGTAACATGAGTCATGGCGACCTTACCTTACCATCTGACTCCACCCTACGAGAAGAGGGTTTGCTCTTCAAGTTCCTTTATACGTAGGACAACGATCCCATAAAGGGACGTATAATTTCTTG